AATAATGGTAATTAGTCATGTCAACTTGCATCTGTTGACCTTGTAATGCTTTACCGGATATTGGGCCTTGTGGCAGTTGTGATGGGTCAAAAATACCCACTACGGCCATCAAATCAGCATTAATTCCAGCGGCCGCGGCCATAATTCCGGCTGGCGGTTGCTCCGGTGCTTGGCGAATTGGGGGTGGTGCTGGTTGGCCATCGGTATCTGTCTGTTTGTAACGCAGATAAGCCATTGCTTTGGTATTAGCTTGCGCCCATTCGTTTTCGTGGCCTTCATCTTGACCTTCAGCCATAATCCATTTGGCTTTGGGCGCGAGGGCAACGGTTTCAGTAATGGATGTAACCCAAAAGTTGTACATTCTTTGTGGGTCTTTGGCCATACGAACCAAGCCAAATTTCTTACGTTTGCCTTCAATAACCAATTGCTGACCATAAGTAGGCACGATTGGGATGTATTTACCAGCCCATTTGCCTTCTTCAAGGATTTGCATACCAGTTAGCTTGCACCAATGAATTTCTTTGCGCCATGAACTGCGGCGGCTTACTTCATAAATGCCGGCAGATTCTAAAACTTTATCGCTTGGCATTTCATCTTCATAAACGTGGGTGCCATCGGACAATAGGATTAGGTCTGCATTAACAATTTTGGTGTAGAAGTATTCAGCCAGGCGAATATCTTCCTTCATTACCCATTCAGCATCGCTATCACCGGTACCACGCTGGGTAAATCCTGAACCATCTTCAGCGCCAGGGTACATTGCTCTAAAGTTTTCTTTAGGAATTACCGTTGTGATTAATACTTTTTCGGCGTCTGAACCGTCAGGTAGCACCGAATTAGGGTCAAAATATACGGTAAATGGGTTGTCAATCGTATCAATACATATTTCTTGGTCAAATGACTTTTCGTTAACATAACGTGTGTTTACACGCCAAAAACCCCATCCCATACGAACTGCTGATTCATAAGCGGTGTCATAAGCATGGTCAGCATTGGATTGATTTTCAATGTGACGGCACATACCAGTAACAATATCGGCTAACTGTTCGTCAGTTTCATTGTTCATCCCGTGGGCTTTCATCCTTGGGCGTTGCTGGCGTTGCTGATTGCATAGTTGACGGATATACGCATCAACTTTATTGATTGTTAAGCATGGGCGCGATTCCACGCTACGGCTATTTTGGATTTCTACTGGCCATTGGTCGCCACCGGCGAACTTTAGGTCATCTAATGCTTCTGAACGGTTATTGGTATCGGCATCTGCCGCAAAACGTAGGAATTGCTTTGCATCATCAATTCTAGGGTCATAATCATCGTATTGCGATTCAGCCATAATCTATCCCATCCAACTGGATTGAACGTGTGGAACGGTCTTTTTGACCACTTTCCTTGGTTCGTTAATCATAAGTCCTATATACCGGAAGGCATCGGCCCCGTTCGAGTAATGGTCGTGCAATGGCTTTTGGCTAAATTGCTTTGTTTCGGGGTCAACTTCGTACCGGTAGTGACGTAAACATTGTAAGCCTTCTTCGGTATTTTGCCTATCAAAATAGCATTTAGGGAATATTGTTCTTGCCGCGTTAATAGAATCTGCAATAGGCACTCTATCTAACACTTTAGTTCTATGCCCTGTTTGCCGGACAATTTGTTCAATGGTCATTCCAGTTTGATAGGAATGGGCTTTGGCATCATGCGGCAACCAAATCGTATCAATCATGTAGCCATAGGATTGAATCTTGGCCAACCAATAGCTTATGGTTTGCTGGTTATCTTCTTCGTAACGTATCAACCTGGTTTCGGTTGGAAACAGTTGCACATACCAAATTGCAGTATGGTCATTGAACCCAAGGTCGAACACAATGTGAACCCCCTTCATTGCATCGTATGGAACATTGCATATACGGCCTTGTAATTCAGCCATAGTGACTTCTTTAGCAAAGATGGCACCATCTATCGTCTGACGTGGAATTCCTTCCCATACGTTGTTATACGCTTCTATATCACGCGCTTGCAGTTGCCGGCGTTCTATATCCAATACTTCAGGGAAATAAGGGTTATCGTTCCAATTAAGCTTGGTAACAATCGAATTTTCCGGTGGATTTAAAACAAATCGTTTGTAGGTTTCATCCGTGGGCAATTCAGGATTAAAGCTTACCCATATTTCGCTATTTTCTTTACGGATTGTAGGAATTAAAACACCCCAGGAATGGGAAGTAACGTTATTTGCTTCCTCTACCCAGCAAATATCAATTCCTTCGATAGATTTTAGGCCGTTGACATTGTTTTTAATGCCGGCAAATATGAATTCTGTACCGTTTAATCCACGTATGGCATTTTGAGTAATTTCATAATGCGCTTCCAATCCCATTTCATAGATTTGGTCGCTTAATAACTTATGTACCGAATCCTTAATACTGGTCTGAAACTCACGGGCGCATAGTACCCGAATGGTTCCACGAATACCTTTAATCAGTAGGGCGCGAGAAATTCCCCAAGATTTTGCACCACCGCGCCCACCGTACAATATTCTGTATCGGCTTTGTTTGGGTTCAAATAAACATTTTAATTTGCTAGGGAACCTTGCTTTAGCAATGGCATCGTTAATCTGTTGTGACGGTTCCATCAGGGTCTATAAAAAATAGTTGTACGGCAGTTTTAAGTTGTGCGCCATCAGGACCAGTTACTTCTTGAACTGCTACTGCTTTGCCATCCATACGGTCAATTACTTCTTTTACTGCCCATGCTTCACCTTCTACTGCGGCATCTACTAGCTTTTCAGTTACCTGGCGTAGCTTTAGCGAATCGTTTTGGACTAGAACCTTACGCAGTTGGTCGTAGAAAAGTTTGCCTTTTTTAGCATTTTGGTTGCCCTTCATGCTTTCGGCTATCTTCTCATTACGAATTCCTACTGTTTCAGATTCCATGTCCATGATTTGTAAAGCTTTCTTTACTTATGCTTGTGGTGGTTCTGCTGGTGCGCTACCGTCAGTTGATGCTGGTGTTTCTACTGGAGTATCTGCTATTTTTTCAATGCTTTGTGCAATATGGCTATCAACCATTGCTTTCGCGCCCAGGTGCAGTTTGTTATGAATTTCTAGGGCCACTTCAATAGGAAGCTTACGCAATCCCTGAAGGATTACTTCCATTTCCTGTACTGAATGGTCAAATGATAGTTTCAAGTCGTTTAAGTTCATTTCTTCTTACCTTTCTTTTTTTCTGCTTCACGTTTTTCGCTATATGCGATTGCTACTGCTTGTTTGACGGGACGTCCGGCTTTGACCTCGGTGGCCACGTTTTTCTTAAATGCGGTTGGTTTTGCTGATTTTATTAATGGCATGATTAACAGTTCCAATTTTTAAGTGATGCTTTAGCCCTTTCAGCCGGACCTTTAGCTTTCTTTACTACGCCTTCCATTCTTGCACAAAATGAAGCTTTTCTGCCTTTATTTTTTTCTGTCTTTGGATTAGGTGCTGGTGCTTTTAGATTACTACCGTTCTTGGCGTTGTATTCAGCACGGCCTTTAGCAGTCATGCCGGCGCCCTTTTCGGTAGGGTTATAAGTCTTACTTTTGCCAGTAGTCTTATGTTCTATTGGCTTATCGTGTTTTTTAGTAGCCATTATTTTTTCTTTGCAGTCTTATCAGATTCTTTAAATGCTTTAGCAGTTGGCGCGCCCTTAGTGCCTGGCTTACGCATCTTTTCTACTGGTTTGCCTTCAGCTTTTTCTTTTTCAATGCGCTTTTGTTTTGCATGAATATTGGCATAAAGTCCGGGTTTAGTAGCCATTACGGTTTCCTTTGTGGTCGCTTTTTTTAAAATTGGGCGCTTTTTAGCTTTATCAAGTGGAAAATCAATCAATTTTGTATCTTCCGCATACTTTTCAGCTTCGGATTTAAACCAATTCAATATTTTTTTCAGCATAATCTTCTTCCGTTAAGAAACATACGTCTTGCCAGGACATAATAAGATAACGTTCACCGTTAGTAAAGTATTCTTGAAATTTAAGATATTCATCTTGGGCGTTTTTACTCATGGTTCCAAATCGAATATGGTCGCCAACATTAACTGGCATGGCTTCACGGCGCCCATTGGGTAGCTTCTTGCCTGGTCCTATGGCTACTACGGTACCCATATTGTCTGCTTCTTTGTTTTCAACAATGATTACAGAACTTAAAATGCGTTTATCCGGACGGACAACGATTTTGTCGCCCATCGGTTTTAATATAAAATCTACATCAGCCATATCAACTCCTTAATAGTTGGTTGGTTAGAAAGGCCCTAGTTTACCTTCACGTGCTAGGGCTTTTCGTTTTAATCTGCGTAATATTTTGGGTCTGTTGGTGCTTGATTGCCTGAACCAGCGGTAAATGAAATGTTTTTGCCGCTTTGCATTGGCTTGTCACTCCATGGCGTTGCTTTAGCCTTTTGGACTTGCATTGCCCGTTGTGCATCTTTAACGTATGCGCTGGTCTTTAATAAGTCCCCCAAACTAGTTTGATTACTAGATGAGGGATTTAGATTGGCAGTAAACCCAGCCATAATTACATATCGTCTTGGTCGTGGCCGTGGCGCTTGTGGTCATAGCATACGGATTCACCAGTATTGCCATGATTAAATTCACCTAAACGACCATCGTGTTTGCCCATGTGCATTTCACGGCCGCCCATTCCATCTTCCATACCAAGAGCAACGCCACCAGCAAATGATTTTGCATGACGTTCGCCAGTTGTATCGCTTGATGTAGCGCCTTTAGGAATCTTTTCACCAGTAGCACCAGGCATAAATTTTGTGGAATTTACGCCAGTTTCACGTGATTCACGTTTTTCGCCTGTACGGTCGCTTGATTTAACGCCTTTTGGAAAGCGTTCGCCGCTTTCACCTTTCATACCATAACCCATAATATTTTCCTTTTTGCAAAAAGAACTAGAAAAGCCTAGTTTGTTTATTTTCCTTTAATTATTATTTTTGTCAATGTCTTTGCGAATTTCTTCAGGCAAACCCATGTGATGTTCATAACCAAAGTTTTCAGGCAATCCTTCCGGATAAGCCAATCCAAGATAATTTTCTAACGTTGTTGGAATACCATGCTTCTTCATTGATTCAAGCACGTAATCGTGTTCATTGTTTCCATTCAGGTTCATTTATTCCTCCAGCTTTTTCAAATACTTGTTTTCTAGCTTCATCAGCGGATATATTGCCTTTTTTATGGTTTAACCATATTTTATCAATTTCTTCGGCATTTTTGGCATTTTTAAATGTATCAGGGAATAAACCGCGAATTGCTTCCCATGTAATAGATTGCATTTCTCTAGGCAATACGCCACGTTCTTTTGCGGCACGTTGATAAGCTTCGTGATACAACGGATAAGTGCCTTGTGAACCAGTAAATGCGCTATTTTTAGGGCCAACTTCACCCAATACATTACTACCAAAATTGTGTGCTACTTCCCTTGATGCGCCGGACAATGGGCGTAACAATCCAGCGGCTACTGCATGAGTGTCAATGGTTGTATGACCATGTGGGTTTTCAGGGTCATAAATGTTCATGTAAAAATTACGAACTTTATGTTGGTCACCTAAATTTTTACTAATGTTTTCTTTAGTTGGGTTTTCATAAATGTTTACGCCTTTAGCAATTTCATTTAATGAACCCCAACCAGTTTTGTATGGCTCACCTTTTCCGGTCAATCTAACGCCCGAATAATCGCCTTCAGGGGTCACAATAAAATGTTCTCTAGGATTATGTGCCTGGTCATGGGTTCTAATCCACATAGCTTTTTCTACTGGGTCTGACAACTCACCCAATGTTTTGCCTTCAATTGCTTTAACCATTGGCGCATATTGCGGTTTATTCCATATTTCTTTAGCAATATTAGACATTTCAGGCGACCAGGATGTTCCTTGATGGTTTTTCATGGCGCTAATTAAACGTTCACCTAAAGAAACGTTCATAAACCAATCTTTTTGTGGTGATAAAACGGCCAATACTCCTGAAGCCGCCTGGTCGGGAACGCCATATTCTTTGCCAAATTTGTCCACAATGTTTCGGGCGCCGTTATACCAAAGTTTGCTACGTTCTCTAGTATCTGCCGGTACCGCATCATGCAAATAAAGCAAATTGTCTTTTACATGATTAATAAACTTTTCTGCATTTACATCTACGTTTTTAGACTTTAA